TATAGGTGTATGCGGTTTTATTGGATCAGGCAAAGATACTCTTGCTGATTACTTGGTTAATTTTCACGAATTTCGAAGAGAAAGTTTCGCATCAACTTTGAAAGATGCAGTAGCAGCAGTGTTTGGTTGGGATAGAACAATGCTAGAAGGTCGTACTAAAGAAGCCCGCGAGTGGCGAGAGCAAGTAGATCCTTGGTGGGCAGAACGTTTATCAATGCCCACACTGACTCCAAGATGGGTACTACAATACTGGGGCACAGAAGTTTGTCGTAAAGCATTTCACGACGATATCTGGATCGCCAGCTTAGAAAACAAAATCCGCAACAGCAAAGACGATGTTGTTATCAGTGATTGCAGATTCCCTAATGAAATACAGGCAATCAAAGATGCGGGCGGTCAAATTATCTGGGTACAACGAGGCGATCTACCAGAGTGGTACGATGTTGCCCTAGCATCAAATCAAGGACATAACTGGGCATTTCAAGAATTAAAAATGCGTAAGATACACGCCAGTGAAACTGCCTGGGTTGGAACTGAGTTTGATTCTATTGTAGATAATAACGGAACAATTGACGAACTCTATAAGCAGGCTAGACGCTTAGTAATCAGCGATGAGGTCTCCTTGCACCCAACGTACCCCGTCTTTTGATAATACACTAGCACAGTTTACGCAGACTGTTTTTAAATTAGCAGGCCTGCAATTATTTAGATCGCCATCGGCATGAAATACTCTAAACGGGTCAGTATGCTGTGATTTAAATCCGCAACGATCGCACTGATTCTTTATTCGATACCCTGCCCTAAACCAGCGGGGTATCCCACTATTAACTCCGTGTGCCATACAGATCTCGCAGAGACTGCGATAATAGATTCTATTATTTTTCTTATAATTCACGGCCCTAGGTCGTTGTCCGCACTTACATAAAGGTCTCATACAGATATTTACACCTTTTCTGCCCCTTTTTAGGTTAGCATAACAGGGTGTTTTTCCGATTCTCCACTAAATACTATGAGAGATATTACTCAGGAGATAACAACATGGCACTAGTTTCCCCAGGCGTACAAGTTACGGTAATTGATGAGAGTTTTTACACACCAGCAGCACCTGGTACTACTCCACTTATCGTTGTAGCTACGGCAACAAACAAAGTCAATGGCAGCGGTACAGGAACCGCTACAGCGACAACAAAAGCGAATGCTGGTAAAGCATTCAAGATGACTTCCCAACGTGACCTAACAGATATGTTTGGTATTCCGTTCTTTGAGAAGACACCAAGCAACACCCCAATACACGGTAGTGAACGCAACGAATACGGATTGTTAGCTGCTTACAGTTATCTAGGAGTTTCGAGTTCTGCATTCATTGTACGTGCCGACATTAATCTAGAAGAACTAATAGGCACAGCAATTGAGCCAGGTAGTGAGCCAGCAGATGGTGCTTGGTGGGTCGATACTACTGGTACAAGCTGGGGTATTTTTGAATGGAACGGTGCAGCCGGTACCACAACTGGCGGACAAACATTTACTGCTAAGACTCCAATCGTCTTAACAGATGCAGATGCTGCTACTAAATTATCAAGCAATGTTCCAAAGGGATCCGTTGGTACTATCGGCGATTATGCTGTAGTATTTGAAACTGGCGACCTAACTAGACAAAATGCTAAGATTTATTTTAAATCAGCAGGCGGCTTTGCCAGCGGTGCTTTAGTAAATCCAGGTACTTGGGTTGAAGTTGGTAGCAAGCAATGGGTTGGTAGTTTACCAACATTGTCTAGCAAGACTGTAGTCGGAACTGGCCTAACAACCAGCAACACATTCTATATCAACGGAACATTAGTAACTGTTGATGCTACTAACACTATTGCTGGTCTAGTATCAGTAATCAATGGTTTATCAATCACTGGCGTTTATGCTAAGAATGTAAACAACAAGTTATTTTTACATTCAGACGGTGCAACAGAAGGTCTAGGTGATTCAACTAAATCTGGTAATATTGTAATTGCTGCTGGCACAGGTACTGTTCTAACAGACTTAGCTATCACAGCCGGTACTTACTATCCACCAGCATTGGAAATGACACCGCACACACAAGTTCCAGAGTGGAAAACCACTGAAACTCCACGTCCAACAGGTTCTGTATGGATCAAAACAACTGAGCCAGGTGAAGGCGCACGTTGGAGAGTCAAGCGTTGGAACCATGCTACACAAGCCTGGGTTGCCTACGAAGCTCCAATATACGACAATGGCGCAGATGCTAACTACTATCTAGATCGTAGTGGCGGTGGTGCAAAAATTACCAAAGATGCTCTTTATGTTCAGTCTAACGCTATGGAACAGTTTAGTTATTCTGCTCCAGACTCTGCTCCAGACGTTGCAGACCTTACATTATCCACAGCAGAATTCAAACTATTTAAACGTGCAGCTACAGGTTACACCGTAGTTGAATCAACTGTTATTGATACAGGAACGCTAACTGCCGGAACAAACACATTCAGCATTACTGAATCAATTAAAGGTAGTAGCATGTTCTCAGCAGCAACTTCCATTAGTTTCACAGCATTAGGCACATCAGCTGATGCAGAAACAATGGCTGCTGCAATTAACGCTGCTAGTTACTTAACTAGCGAAGGCGGAGCAGCTACAAACTTTGTACAGGCCGCAGTAACAGCCAACGGCACTATCACTATTAGTCATACAGCAGGCGGCGAAGTTCGTTTTACAGACGGAACCAACAGCCCAGTAGCTGCTTTGTTCGCTCCGTATAACCCATACACAATGGCTAACACTGATAATTTCTACTCATTGCCTGCAGAAGCAGCGGAAGATTATGTTGCTAGCAACTGGATCCCATTAAGTGTTGATGCGTTCCATGCAAGCGCACACGCTCCTTTGGCCAAACCAGCAGATGGACAATTATGGTATAACAACAACTTTGCTGAAGTTGATATCATGGTTCACAACGGTAATACTTGGGTTGGATATCAACACGCAACTAGCCCGTACTACAACGCTACCGGTGCATTGAAAACAGATCCAGCAGGACCACACGTTGCAGCCAGCGCACCAGCAACACAAAGCGATGGTACTGCTCTAGTCAACGGTGATCTATGGATCAGCACAGCTGATATGGAAAATTATCCACAAATTTATCGTTACAGCACTGATAAAGCAATGTGGACATTGATGGATAAAACTGATCAAGTAACTGGCAACGGTGTTTTGTTTGCAGATGCTCGTGCTGGAACAAGCGGTGGAACTGCTACAGCTGAGCCAAGCGGCACTATTGCTGAACTATTAGCAAGTAACTTCTTAGACACAGATGCTCCAGATCCAGCACTATATCCAAAAGGTATGTTGCTATGGAATCTACGTAGAAGCGGCGGTAACGTTAAGAAATACAATGTAGGTTACATCGACACAGCCGAAGACAATACACGTTTTGACAATAGCCGTAGCCCAAGCGGATTAAGCTATCAATCAGGTCAAAGTCAAGGTTCTTACTGGACAGATCGTTGGACCACAGAAAGTGGTAACAACGAAGACGGTTCAGGTAGCTTTGGTCGTCACGCACAACGTAAGGTTGTTACACAGGCAATGAAGTCTGTAATTGACACAAGTCAAGAAATCCGTGATGAAGAGCGTAGAAACTTCAACCTAATTGCTGCTCCTGGATATCCAGAAACACTACAGAACTTGATCAGCTTGAACATTGATCGCGGTATGACAGCATTCGTAATTGGTGATACACCACTACGTTTGAAGAGCGATGCAACTTCATTGTTGAACTGGGGTACTAATGCTGCTCTAGTAACAGACAACGGTGACGCAGGTATTGTCAGCTACGATGAGTACTGTGCAGTTTACTATCCAAACGGATATACAAACGACCTAAGCGGTGCCGCAGCGGTTGTTCCAGCTAGCCATATGATGTTAAAGACCTATGCAGTAAGCGACAATGTTAGCTATCCTTGGTTTGCTCCAGCAGGTACACGCCGTGGTGGTATTACTAACGCAACCAGCGTTGGTTATATTGACCCAATGAGCGGTGAATTCCAAACTGTTGCACTAAATGGCGGAACTCGCGATGTATTATATGATCTAAAAGTCAACCCAATTCCATTCTTTGTTGGAGTAGGATTAGTTGCTTATGGTCAAAAGACTCGTGCAAGAAACGCTAGCGCATTAGATCGTGTTAACGTAGCTCGTTTAGTTGTTTACCTACGTACACAATTGAACAAACTAGCTCGACCATACATCTTTGAACCAAACGATGCAATCACCCGCGATGAAATCAAAGGTGCAGTAGAGAGCTTGTTGCTTGAATTGGTAGGCTTAAGAGCTCTATATGACTTCGCAGTAGTCTGTGATGAGTCAAACAACACTCCAAGTAGAATTGATCGTAACGAATTGTATGTTGACATTGCTATTGAGCCAGTTAAGGCCGTAGAATTCATCTACATTCCACTACGTATTAAGAATACTGGTGAAATTTAATTAACGGAGCATTAAGAAAAATGTCAATTACATCATTAAATAACTACTCGATCAACCCAGCAGGTCCAGGTACAAACCAGGGCTTGTTGATGCCAAAGCTCAAGTATCGCTTCAGAGTGACATTACTTGGCTTCGGTACTCAGGCAAGCACTGAACTAACCAAGCAGGTTATCGACGTAACAAGACCTAAAGTTTCTTTTGAAGAAATTGAAGTTCCTGTTTACAACTCAAAGATCTATCTAAGTGGCAAGTACACTTTCGAAACACTGACTCTAAACGTTCGTGATGACGCAAGTGGTAATACTACTAAACTAGTTGGGCAACAAATCCAGAAGCAGTTTGACTTTATGGAACAAGCTTCTGCACGTTCGGGCATTGACTATAAGTTTACTACCCGTGTTGAAGTCTTAGACGGCGGTAACGGCGCTCTAGGCCCACAAGTACTTGAAACATTTGAGTGCTATGGTTGTTTCCTACAAAACACTGACTACGGTGATTTGAATTATGGTACAAACGAAGTTGCTACAGTAGCAATGACTATTCGTTTCGACAATATGGTTCAAACAGCTGGAACAGTTGGTGTTGGTACACTAGTTGGACGTCAAGCAGCAACAGCCGCAATTACTGGTTTAACTCCAGGTGGCGTATAATCTTAACTGATCAAAGAAACCCGCTAAGGCGGGTTTTTTTGTGGCATAAATAATTGTATGGCAAATGCTTTTACAAGATATCTCACCGGCGATGGCGGCTTCCTAGGAGGCGTAGTTGGCGGACTACTAAGACCCAAGGGTAACCTGGCTAACTGGCAACACGCCACACGAGTCTTCCTTGATGCTAACTTTCGATTAGCACCTCGACACAAATTTCTCTACTATATTGTATTTGAAATTGATAATACCGCACACAATGCCACAGCATTTACTGCTAAACACGCACAGGAAGTTGGATTCCTTTGTAAGACTGTAGAATTACCAAAATTTAATTTTGAGATGACTACTAAGAATCAGTACAATAGAAAAAAACTGATCTACAAATCCATTAACTATGATGCTGTAAACATAACAATGCACGATGATAGTCAGGGCATAATGAATTCTTTATGGGCAATTTATTATGGCACATATATAGCAGACCGATCACTACCTAGATCTGCCTACTCTGATTTAAAATATCGTCCTGCTGGAACATCAATGGACAGTTTTAGATACGGCTTAGATAATGACAAGACTGTAGATTTCTTTAAATCTATCAGCGTTTATACTATGAGTCGCAGTATGTTCAATGGATATACATTAGTTAATCCTAGAATACAAAGTTGGAGCCACGGTAACGTTGATTATGCAGATGGTGGCCTCATTGAAAGTTCAATGTCTATTCAATATGAATCGGTTGTATACAGTACTGGAACAGTTAGCAAAAATAGTCCTAAGGGATTTGCAACCTTACATTACGATACCGCACCAAGTCCACTGAGTGTTATGGGTGGCGGTGTTAGTAACTTATTCGGTGGTGGTGGTGTCCTTGATGGTGCAGCACAAATATTTGGTGATTTAGCAGGCGGCAGTACCTTTGATAGCCCCGGCGGTTTCTTAAGCACCGCTATCAAATCTGTTAATACCTACAGCAATCTTAAGAATTTAAGTGTTGATAGTTTAAAACAAGAAGCAGTGAATATTTTAAATAGTCCCCAGGCAGCAGCAGGTATAGTAAATACCGTAGGCGGAATAGTAGGCAGTGTATTTCCAAAAAGCCTGCCGTCTGCTGATAGCGTTTTTGCATCTGCTAAGAAATTCTTTGGTTAAAATATGGCAACTAATTTACCCCCACCAGTCGTTGAAGACAGTGCTCAACAAACTAAGTTATTTTTTGATGAATATGGAAAATTTCCATTACAATTCCCAGCCGCCGATGTTGAAGCTGCTATAGGATTCTTCCAGGCCAAAGGATTCGATCGAGACGCTGCTGAAGTCACAGCAATGACTATGCTCAAGCAGGCAAAGATAGACGGAGTTCCAGTATTCCAATTGTTGGATACTTTGAAGAAGATGGAAAATTTTAGACTCAGCGCACTGATTGGCGAAATCCTAAATAACAATCGACCTTCCAGTAGTTCAATCGGATTTAGAGTTTCTTCTGCTAATAAGGAACCGCAAACTAGAAACATCGCTGCATAATGGCTAAGTTTGCACAAGGTAGATACGAAGTAAAAAATCCCAGCAAGTATGTAGGGAACAAACCTCCTCTGGCTCGCAGTAGTTGGGAATTTGTAATGATGAAGATGCTAGACGAGCATCAGGGTGTAGAAAGTTGGGCCAGTGAAAGCATACAGATACCTTATAGGGATCCGCTAACAGGCAAGTACACAATATATGTCCCTGATTTCTTTATTGTTTACGTTGACCGCTTAGGTAAAAAACATGCCGAATTAATCGAAGTCAAGCCAGCTAGTCAGACAATCTTAGAAAAAGTAGGCAAGAGCCAATATAATCAACAACAGTACGTTAAGAATATGGCCAAATGGGAAGCAGCAACAGCCTGGTGCAAACAGCAAGGTGTTAGATTTCGAATTGTAACTGAAAATGAAATTTTTCATAATGGTAATGGTAGCTGATAAGTATTGATATGACTAAAAAACTTGAAGAACTTTTCAACCTAGAAGAAAAAGCCAGACCTGTTGTGGTCAACGAATTGCCCCCTGATTTCAAAGCCAAGGAGCAGGCTGAAGTTGATTCCATAGAAGAAAGCTATGCTGCGGTGCAGGCCATTACACGCGATCTACCTCAAATGAAAGAGTTAGATGCACTAGATGACAGCGAGCTAGATAATCTAGCAAGTAAAGCAGAACAGGCCTACGACGACCTAATGGATCTAGGTATGAATGTAGAAGTAAGATATGCTAGTCGTATTTTTGAAGTTGCTAGTAGTATGTTAGGACACGCGGTTACTGCTAAATCAAACAAACTTGAGAAGAAGTTAAAAGCCATTGACTTACAGCTTAAAAAGTATAAGATCGATAAAGATAATAATGAAGATCCCAACAATGTGCTAAACGGGCAAGGATATGTGATTACAGATCGCAACGAGCTCCTTAAAAAATTAAGCGGAAAAGCATAAATATTACTATGAAAACTTTTAAAGAATACCTTACCGAGAGCAAAAAAGTCTACAGCTTCAAAGTTAAAGTTGCAGGTGAATTGCCAGAAAACTTCAAAGAAAACCTAAAGCAGATCTTAGAACGCTGCAAGGTTGCAAGTCTTGAAAAAATTGGAGAAAGCCCTATACAAGCATTTCCAATGGATTTCCCTACTAGAAAAAACTGCGAAGTTACAGTGTTTGAAGTAATTTGCGAATATCCAATTACAGCACCGGAGATTGTTGAAGATGTCCGTAGTCTAGGACTCAATGATGATTCTTTCCGTGTAAGAGGCAGCAGCGAACCGTCAGAGATTGATCAGTTGTTGAAAGACGATATTGTAAATCCGGACGGATTGTTAACAGACAGCCAATATAAAGAAGCACCGAATGCTAAATTCAAAGATTACTTTGGTGATGATTTTAACAAAGGCTTTCTAAAAGATTTAGAAAAGAGTTCAAAGAAAAGTAAAAAAGACCAAGGGATGGCCGAGTATAAACTGCCCAAGGCAAAAACAGATAAAACAGGCAATCACAGTGCCGTGGGGAGTAAGTAATGAATTTTAATAGTTTAATGGCAAAAATGCGCGAGCTAGATCAACCAAGAAGCGCAGCAGTTCCAATTGAAGAGTGTGGGGAACCAATGATGGGTATGAATGCTCCAATGAGCAACGAACCTCCACATACTCCACCATCACTAAGTGTTAATTTAAATGCACAAGGAATGGATGACATTGAAAGCATTATGCGTTTAATGACTAAAGTTAATCCAGACATGATTAATCAACCATCTAATGCTACACCGATGCCAGCACTGGCACCTATGCCTGGTATGCAAGGTCCATCTGCTTTACCTCCATTAAAGATGCTACCGGATTTTGATAAAGAAGAACCAGAAATGGGTGGTGAGATCGAAATCGATATGCCAGGAGATATGGGCGATGACCTAGACGGTATCAGCAAAGCTCAAGGCGACATCGACAATGATGGCGATCACGACATGGATGATCACAAAGCAGAAAAAGACGAGCCTGAAGAGGAAGAAGAATCAATGGATCCAGCAGCAGCTGATCAAATGAACGCTCAGGACGATGAAGAAGAAACAGAAGAAGGCACTGGCGGTTTTGACCAGGCTACTACTAGACCGGAGCCAGAATATAAAGACACAGATTATATGGTCAACAAGCTATCAGGTGGTCTAGGCAAAGAGCAGGGAATGGTCAAACACGGATACAAGAACGGTGACAATCCTTACGCTATGCCTGAAAGCAGTCTACGTACACAAATTCGTGCAGAATTAATGCAACGTTTAGAAGAAGCTAAGAAAGGCGATGTTGGCAAGCACAACAATGCTACAACTGGTTTCAAAGCATTAGCTAAGAAAGCAGGTGGCGGCGAGAAAGGTGCTAAGATTGCCGGCGCCCAGTATCAAAAGATGAAAAAAGCAGGACAATTATAATTACTACATTCGTAGCCAAATAGCCTCTTCGGAGGCTATTTTTTTCAGTAAATAGTCATATGGCAAAATCATTAGACGGCGTTTTAATTAAGAAAGCGCATAAACAAGATAGATACACTCTAGAAGAAGTAAAACATCTAGAAGCTTGTATGGACCCTGTTACGGGCCCGTTGTACTTTTGTACACATTTCTTAAAAATTCAACATCCTGTTCGAGGAGCCATTGACTTTGAACCTTATGAATATCAAGTAAGACTATTAGATGCAATGCACAATCACAAAGACGTGATTGCTATGTTGCCACGTCAGATGGGCAAGACTACCTGTGCTTGCGGATACTTGTTATGGTTTACAATGTTTGTTCCTGAAGCACAAGTATTGATCGCTGCTCATAAGTATGAAGGTGCGCAGGATATTATGAACCGTTATCGCTACGGTTATGAAAACTTGCCAGACTTCATTCGTGCAGGTGTTATTAGCTACAACAGAAATACTATTGAATACGATAACGGTGCTCGTATACAGGCAACAACAACTACAGAAAATACCGGTCGTGGTAAATCTCTTTCATTGATTTATTGTGACGAGTTTGCGTTTGTGCAACCTCCTGAAAAAGCCAAAGAGTTCTGGACTGCGTTATCACCCACGCTGTCAACAGGTGGTCGTGCTATCATTACATCAACTCCAAACAGTGACGAAGATCAGTTTGCTATGATTTGGACCGAAGCACAAAACAAATTTGACGAGTTTGGCAACGAACAAGAACTAGGAGTTAATGGATTCTTCCCGTATCAGGCCGAATGGAGAGAACATCCAGATCGTGATGACAAATGGGCAGCAACAGAACGTGCTAAGATTGGCGAAGAACGTTTCCGCCGAGAATTTGACTGTGAATTTTTAATCTTTGACGAGACATTAATTAACTCAGTAAAACTTGCAGAATTAAAAGGCGTTGAGCCCATAATGACTATGGGGCAAACACGATGGTACAAGGATGTTGACCCAAGATGCACGTATCTAGTGGCATTAGATCCTAGCTTAGGTACTGGTGGCGACTATGCTTCTATACAGGTGTTTGAAATGCCAAGCATGGATCAAGTAGCAGAATGGCGCCATAATTTAACCCCTGTGCAGTCTCAGGTCAAACACCTAAGAGAAATAAACAAGTACCTCAATGATCGAGGAATAGAACGCGGCGGTGCTCCTCAAATTTATTACAGCGTTGAAAATAACAGTCTAGGGGAAGCTGCTCTAATTGTTATCAGCGATATTGGTGAAGAAAACTTTCACGGACTATTTTTAAGCGAACCTATACGCAAAGGACACATTCGTAAGTTCCGTAAGGGATTTAATACTACACATCGTACAAAAATTACGGCCTGTAGCCAACTTAAGAATTTGATAGAAACACACAAGATGCGTATTTTTTCAAAACCGCTTATTTCAGAGTTTAAAACTTTTGTAGCTAGCGGACTGGGATTTAATGCAAAAACCGGTGAGCACGACGATCTTGTATCAGGCGTATTGTTAATTATTCGTATGGCAGATGTGTTAGCGGACTGGGATCCACACATCTACGACAAAATGACTGAAAAAATCTCAGAGGAACAAATGCCAATGCCTATCTTTGTAAGCACAGGTTTTTGATAAATATAACTATGGATGCAACAAATAACATAGCCACTGATTTATTCTATAAAATTCGTAGCCGTTTCACCGGACTAAAGTTAGGTGATGGTGCCGGAGCGATTACTATTAATCCAGAAGATGCCCGTTTCTTTGATTTTGATTACAGCGAAAACGGAACTGCAATTGGACACGTTAGTATCAGTCTTGCTGAACAAAACTCAATGAAAGTTTATTTCAGTACTGGGATTACTGAATCAATGGACGGTGGACAAAAGAATAATTGGTATGGTTTCTTAAAAGAACTACGATTGTTTGCCAAGCGCAGATTAATGAGTTTCGATACAAGAGATATTGCCAAAGATAATTTAGACAAAAGAGACTACGAGTTTTTAAGTCAACATAATCAACCAAAACAACAACCAAATACAGTGATACAACCTGTCGGAGAAAGTATTATGAGTGAAAGCGCGCTTTATGGTAGCAAGACTATGAGCTACCAAAAGCTAATGGACACACGTTTAATCATTAAACACAGTCAAGCATTGCCAGAAGAAATGACCCCTGGTGCAAGAAGCAGAAACATCAGCGCATTGTTTGTAGAAAATGCAGATGGCGAACGCTTTAAATATCCTTTCATCCACTTAGCAGGTGCAAGAGCAATGCAACGTCACGTAGCTAACGGTGGATTACCGTACGATAAGATCGGTGAAAGTATTATTAAAATGAGTGAAGAAATTGCTCAACTAAAGAGCTTTGGCAACTATGTTGTTCGCAACGATTTAATGAATACAGATACTAACGGTATTGTTATGCGCAGTACAGATGCATTAAATGGACTAAGAGAACAACTAGCACGTCTAAGCAAACAGGCCCATTACGAGGCTTACAAAGAAAACTTCCAGGCACAAGAAGCCGTAGAAGTTCCACAAGATGTTGTGGAAGACTTTACAGAAAAATTCACAGTTAAAAACTTCAAAGAAGATATTGCTACAGTATTCCCAGTACTGTATAGACTAATGAAAGAAAGTGAAATAGGCTATGACGACATAGTCGCAATGACATCACAACAAGAAATTCCTAATGAAGCAGTGCAAGAACAAACCAACGAGTTTGACCGCTTTGAATCTTGGGTAATGAGGCTTGGTGAAGACAGTGCAATTACCAGCGAAGACCCAGAAGAACAAAAATCTGCAATACAAGGTCTACAAGAATTAGTAGGACAACATTTTCCGGCCGGTGTGGACGGAACTAATGCTATCGAAAGCCTTAAAGGTATTATCGAAGATCCAGAACTTTACAAAAGAATCAAAACACAGGCAATGGAAGATCCAGAAGCTTGTTGCAGAGGATTGATAAAAGATTGGTTGGAACTAAATGCTCCTGAAGTTTTAGAGCAATTAGATTTCGGCGATTATGTAGAAGAACCAGAAGGTGAAGCGCCGGCGACTGACCAAGGGGGTGATATAA